TCGCAAACGGAATGGGACCCGAAGCGGTATTTATGAGTGATTTTTACGTTCCTTCAACCACGTAGGGGCGGTGGGTTATTCATTTTTTTAAGAAGTAGACTCCACCGGATCCGCTGTTAGGCTCACGGAAGAAGAAGTTCATTCCAAGCCAAAGAGTATCAAAAGCATCGGTAACGTGTGTTTTGAACTGATCAGGTGCATCCGGCGTGTCTTCAGTCCCTTCAGGTGTTTTGTCTTTTTCAAATCCATTCTTTCCCTGGCGAATACCTGTTTGCTCCATGGCTATTTTGAGAAATTCGTTTTGATGCAGGTTTATTTGGATCCAAAGAAATTCCGGATCTCCTTTTAATGTACGGTCGATATTCAGGTGTTTCCAATCATGTTTTGCCGCTTGGCCGATAAATTCCATAGTAACATTATAATTATTTTCTTTAAATATGCGTTCGATCACATCGGCATAGCTTTCGCCACTGGTACCGGTTTCCCAGGTAAATGTGTGATCATAGTAAACTACTATCTCGTGATTGAACTTCGGGCGGTAATAGTCGGCTACCTGTTTGACAAGATCCTGCAACTTACTTGGTGTTTTGACATAAAAAGACTTCAGCACACGTATGGTATTGCCATCTTTTTGGGCGACAACAGCGGTAGATATCGAGGCGTTGGAGTCGAAAGCAATATGCAGTTCCTTGCCGAAGTCAAGATCACCATCCCCGAGGCAACCACAGGTTGCAAGTTTTCCCCAATTACTGCCGAGATCCCGGAGCCGCCCGCTATCATTCGGTATGTAGAAATGTATGTTATCATCCAGGGCAGAATAAAAACCGTTCGGGACCCGGAATAGTCGTTCGTTTAAGAAAGCGGTACGCCAGATTAGTGGAGGTGAATCCCGGTGCATCTGCCAAATGTAATCCTCTCCTAAAACTTCAAGATTGTCGAAGACGTCATATTCACCGTAGAATATGGTGTACTCGCGTTTTTTCCCTGGCTGTGGTTTGACTACCGGCTGAAACTTCCGTGCGAGGTCGAGATCCCGGGACAGTTCTTTGATCATCCGCAGAGTGTGATCGGTCATCGGTTTGCGCTTGTATGCTTGCAGTTCTTTATACAGGCTACGAATGAGATTGATGTGAGGCGGTGACATCTCATCCACCTTGTCTAAGATCCATTTACCCAGTGAAGCGGTTGGCATATCGCTTGAATAACAAACACTGTGATGGTGTGGGCAGTGGCCGAAATACTGCTGGTTGCCACGATTGGCAGGGTTTACCTCACCTTTTATTTTTTCGTAGGAGAGAAACTTTGCTTCAGGACCTATCACCCAATCCAG